TTGCATTGAAGCCTGAATTTAGCTTTATAGTCCACGGGAGCGAGTCCTGTCTCTTCATGATTTGATTCCGTAGTCACAATTGGAGCAGTAGTTGTTGTATGAGTCGTGATTGCAGGTGGAAGAGGTGCTGATGTCATTTACCCTAAGAGAACAACTCTTGTAATTAAGAATTACGAGTTGATAATCGCAGCTGTGAAGGAGTTGCAAGGCAACTATATGGTCAATAAAGTGGTGGTTGGTAAGTCCTAATTTGGTCTTGGTGTCTAATTCCAGTATAGTGTGTGGTCTTTTTCTTTTACGTATACAATCCAGTGTGAATACAGTTGGCTGGCTGTCTGGGTTGCTGCGCTAAAAGTAATATTAGAGCGCAGCTTAAAAAGCCACTAACCCAGATTGGTGGAACTAAACCCTAATTTCTGATAGGCCTAGATAGCTTCTACTATGGACCTACTTTCAAACGAACCAATAATGCGCTGCCGCGCGGCTAAATTAACCTTTGCGCTTCGCGCCTAACCCTATTCGGAGAAGTTTCATAAACCTTAATCACTATTACCAGAGTGAACCCTAGCCACTACTTCAGTCACGTGATCTAGATTTCAGTGAATACTGCCCCTATAATTTAGAGAGTACATCGATTCTTTCACAAGAATCTCCAGAAAGCTAGTGAGTACTGCCCCTATAAATAGAGTTGTTATTTTTAGAAGTTAACCATGAGTGGATCCCGAAAGAGAAGTTACGTACCCCCACAGAAGAGTCACAAGAGCGACAACGGTACCTACAACAGTACTAAGAATAATTCATCAGTACAGTTTCATTCCAAGAAAATTGAAAAGACAATAGAATGCCTCCTTATTACAGCAGAAGACGGTACACCCCTTATTCTAGAACCTATCGCAACTACGCACGAAGGTTATACTCTGTACGTGGGACGAGCACCAGAGCCTGGAGAAGAAGTGGATACCCCACTGGCACAAGGGCCAGTTATCGGAAAGTTAGGGGTTACAGAAGGGCTCCATGGGGTTTAATTAGAAACACATATACAGTTCCTGAAAAGAAATTCTCTGATATTGGTTCATTACTTCCTGTAACTGGAAATGTCATTTTACTTAATGGTTTGGAACAAGGAACTGGTTACGATCAACGTATTGGTAGAAATGTAATGTTGAGAAGTGTACATTTAAAATTTCAAGTCAATGGAGCACCATATAATGCAGGAACACCATCATTTTCTCCTGGTTGTTTAGTAAGAGTTTTATTAGTTTGGGATCAACAACCGAATGGAACATTACCATCAATTGGAGAAATCTTTCAAAGTACAACACCGGGATTACTACCACTACAGGGAATGAACATGGCTAATAGTCAAAGATTTAAATTTTTATTTGATAGAAGATATGTGCTATCTAATGCCGATGAGAATAATAGAGCTGGATGGAAGTGGGAATGTTTTGATGAAACCTTCCAAAAATTGAACTTAAAAGTTGGTTATTCAGACACAAGCACAGGAACAATTAGTGATATAGAAACAGGAGCACTTTATTGGGTTCAGGTAACCGATATAATTGATCCGGATAACCTTCCAGAGATTGCATTAAACTCAAGAATTAGATATTTTGATAATTAGCTTTGTGTAACTAAGTCTTCGTCACAATAAAGATCTGTTAAATGTAATGGTGAACCATTTGTGTCAACTTGAGGGACTGTGATTAACTTATAATCATTATATGATTCTAACTTAATAATTCTAAGTCGAGCCAATAAGGGCTCTAAATCACGTGATGACTTTTTATGGTACACTTCTTCGGGCGTGTAGTTACTTAGTATAAAAACAGGAATGTTTTTACTCTTAACAGTACCTCCAACTACATATTTTCCGTTGAGGTACATCTTAGAACCTTGAAGAAATTCATTCAAGAATTGAATGGTTAATTGGCCTTTAAATTCATCAATGTATGCGAAATCCCAATCTTCATCATTCCATCTAGCGAAGTCTCCATTAGTTGGTATTTGAAATCCTTGAAGTCCTACTTCCTCTAGCTTCATTATAAAAGTAGATTTTCCCACATTTGGAGGTCCCCAAATCCAAAACTGTTTGGATTTAAATGGAATATTCGCAAGCATATCATATTCCATATCATTGAGAATGAAGTGAAGGTAACTTGGTTTTTCTTTTTTTCTTTTTTCTCTTTCCTGTATTTTTTGAAATTCATGAGCTATCCTTTGGACTTTGGAGGAGTGGAGTACTAAAAACGAACCTAACTCATCGTTTTTTAACAAGTCTTGATAGGTACTCCCACCTTTAAGAAATTCGTATATTTTATGAGATTTAGTTTGTTTTTCTCTTTTCCTCTTCTTTTCAGCTTTTAGTTTCCATGCTTGAAGGAGTTCAGGAACATCAATCTCATGCGAAATCCATTCATTTTCTTTCGTAATGTATGCAAGAACTGCTTGCTTGCATTTAACTTTTTGTAGATTACCATGCTTGCCGCAAATGAAGTCAAAGTATGTTGAGTCCCGAATATTGATGCTTTTTGGGAATTCAAGATACATGTGTAAGTGGAAATGTCCATCTTTGTGCGTCTCTCGAGCAATAACAACTTTGCAAGCGTTAGTCTTAGGCGATTCCTTAATGCGCTGAAGCGCATCTTCGGGCGTGGTCGAACATTGAGGGAAAGTAATGAATATACTTTTGCATTGAAGCCTGAATTTAGCTTTATAGTCCACGGGAGCGAGTCCTGTCTCTTCATGATTTGATTCCGTAGTCACAATTGGAGCAGTAGTTGTTGTATGAGTCGTGATTGCAGGTGGAA